CAAATAAAATCTTTGAATTCATCGTAGCTTTGAAGTCTGCTAGTAATTACAAATTTTCCACTGATTAAAGAATCTATTAAACGTGTAGAACTTTTAGTTATTGTACGGTAATTTTCCTCTACAGGAATTAATACAATATCAGTATCTTTCAAATAATGACCTTGCGTTTCCCAGTTCCATTCTACAAAATTAATTTTATCCATGTTAACAAACTGATGATCAGGGTTTTTTAATCTCTGTCTTGTTTTTTCCTCAAATCTTTTAGCCTTTCCTGTTACAATAGATAATTTGTATCGTCCAATATTTCTTTCAAGAAAAGACCAAATTTCCGTCCAGTTAACATACCCTAAACTACTATTGCTACCAAACCATAAAATTTTTATTGTTTTTCCTGGTGAAAATTCTGGAGTTAATACAGGGCGTTCTACAGGATCAGGGATAACAGTAGCTATTTTTCCAGTTCTGTTTAGTATTTCATCAGCCATTGTACGACTGTTACAGGTAATATAATCCGCTTCTATTGCACACGGTAGTAGTGCATCATCTTCGTCAAATTTGTTATCACATATGTCAAATACAGTAATAGCTTTTTTTCTTTTAGATTCTAATATGTTTTCTAATTGAGAAAATTTAATCCATACTGCGATATCATTTTCTTTAAGATGTGTTGTATTAGTTCCTATAGTAGAACTAATATTTCTTTTTTTTAATTCTTCAGAAATTAATCTTCCTCGCAGACGATGGCTTGCTCTTCTTTCTGAAAATTTACTAGTTAAAAAATGTACATTACTCATCAGGTTTTATAAAAATGAAATCTGCTTTTCCTACTTTTTGTATGTTCTTATACCCTAACGAATTTAAAAGTTTTTCTGGATCAGGCATAGTGCTATTTTGTCGAGTGTGTACTCTTACTTTATTTTCAATTAAAATAACAGGGGAGTTATTTTTAAGAAACTCTGTGGCTCCATCTAATAAATATCCTTCGTGACTGTCTACATCAATTTTAACAAAATCAATATCTTTAAGATTTAGATCATCTAATTTAATAGTATTCACTTTTATTGTAATCTGATCTGCTAAATCTTTTTCTTCTAATGTTGATACCCATGCGCTAAAATTGTTATTTACAAAATTTTGAATACCATTTTTATTACTGATACCAACATTTTCAATTTTGCAATTTCTGATATTGCGAATTTCTAAATTTTTATTACAACACTCAAACATTTCTTGATTAGCTTCGAAACCTAAAACATTTTTAAATTTGGTCGACATAGCGATAGTCGAGTCTCCGATCCATGTTCCAATATCAATAGCGTTATCAAATTTTCTTACATATTTAAGAGCTTCTGCAATAGCATTAACACATGGAAAGTTTTCTTCTTCTACCATTAAAGCAACTCTATCTTTAGTAGAATCTGCGCAATACCAATTACCTATTTTTTTCATTATGGTATCCTACAGTTTCTCTTTCAATGTCTTCGTGATCGAATTCCGCCCAATAAAGTTCGAAAGCTACAGTATCTTCTAGTGCCTCAAACTGATGAAATTCACCGGGGGCAACTTTAGTATACATACCGTTCATCAAAACAGTTTCGTCAACAAGATCATAATTGTTTTTCCAGACACGTATAATTAACGCACCTTTTTCAACAAAAAATCCATTCCACTTGAACTTGTGTTTATGTTTAGAACAGACACCGCCTTTCTTAATATCGATCCGATGAAATTCTAAAACACCGTTGGCTTCTAAAAGCTCTGTTTGCCCCCATACTTTTCCTGCAATCATAGTTTCCTCTTTACAAAATTTTACTTAAATTTATAAGCTCGCATTGTCTACTAATTTCTTTAACAAAATAACAGCAGTTAGGTTTAGATGAATCACTAGTAGGCACACTTAATAATTGTCCGTTCTTCATCTTAGGAAAATACCATTTAACATCATTGTAAAAATTTACAATTTCTATTGGTTTAAATTCTATTCTAAAACTACTTAACGGATTAAAACAAAATGCTTCGAACCCTCTATCATTTAAACTAGTTAATGGCAATATTTCTATATCATTGTTACTACTACTATCTCCTACAGCAATGCTCCAATCAATAGGCATAGAGATTTCATCATTGCCTATTCTTAAAACCATTGCAGGACTGTTAAAACTTTCTAAAAAAATTAATGGTATAAAATAAAAATCTGGATCTATTGGATTACTATTATCTAATACGCTGAATCTCATATTTTCATCTACATCGTCAGGCAAATTATTTAAGTCAAATGCGGTGTTATCTAAAGTTAAAATTTTCATTTTTGATTCCAATCAATTTTGTCGAGGGTGAACGGGTACTTAGCATCTTTATAATATCTTTTTCGTTCAGTTAAATGTTTTTTAGCGTATTTGCAATTAGAGGTTATATCCCAGATCTGAACGAAGTCTTTGTCTTCAGCTTTTCTAATACCTCGCCCAATGCTCTGTATAACGCGGACAAAGCTTTTTCCGGGTTCCAAAAGAACCAAATTAAAAATCCTAGGAATATTAATACCCACAGCGGCCACACCGTAAGTCGCCACAATAATCTTATTATCGCTTGTTTTAATTTCATCATATTCTTCTTTTCTGTCGGTAGTTTTTACTTTTCCTGAAACAAATACAGATTCGGGAATCAATTCTGTTAATAAATTACCAGTGTCTATTCTGTTTACTAAAACCAAGGTGTTTCCTGAGTCTGCAATAGTGTTAATGTAATTGGAAATATATTTGATTCGATCCTTATTTGTTACCAAATATTTTAATTCATCTGCATAAGACTTAAATTCTAAAAAATCACTTAATTGTAATATGTTAACATGCAGATTGCTGAGTACACCTAGTTCTTGAAGTTCGTAGGCTTTTATACCGCCAATTACTGGGCCTATGCTAGCAAAAATTATTTCAGATTCGTAATCTTGCTTAGGAATAGTTCCTGTGAGTCCCCAACGTATAGCAGAATTACAAAAATTTTGAGTCAATAAATTTTTTAACACATCTGCTTTAGCCATATGCACTTCGTCGACTATCACACATCTTACACCATCTAAAAATTCAGCTAAAGTTATTATCTCGTGTTCTTGATTTTTACTTTTTTTATCTAAAATGTTGAGACTTTGCCATGTGCATATTGTGTGAGTTTTACCTAACTCTTTTCTATCCCCATAATATACTCCAACATCTAATCCGACAAGTCGAAAATCTTCTTCTGTTTGTGTAACTAAATCTTTATTGGGAACAATAACCATTGTTCTTCCGTACGGTTCGCATAACTGAGCCAAAGTTGCTGTCATAATAGTTTTACCGGCACCAGTTGCTACTTCCTGTAGACTTTGCGGATTTTCGATAAATCTATTAACAACATCTACTTGATCGTCACGTAGCATTATAGGGTCGCCTTCGAATCTATGGCCTGATCCCCATACTTTACCTTGATCTGCCCAGTATGCGTTTGTTACTTTAGTAAAATTTAATTTTAATGATTGTCTCTTATCCTGTATGTCTTCAACAGTTACATTATTTTCTTCTAATATTTCTAAAATTCTAGGTAGTTGATTTATATAACCATTACCGCCAAGGCCAAACAACGTAACACTACCATCCCATCGACCTAATTTAAATGAAGGCCGATATCTAGCTGTTGGATCAATATATTTGAATTTTTTAGAAAGCTTTCGTCGAATTTCAACAGGCAATCCTTCTAATTTTATATTAACTTCGTCTTGAATAATTAATTTACAAAATATCATAATGTTTCTCTGAAGCAGGCTTGTGTGAGCTATAATGAGTAATTAAATCTACTCTTTGACAAAATGCAGAAGTTTTAGATCCGTTAAAAGTCGGAGAAAAATTTATCACAGATAATGGGTACCAGTTGGTGTTTAACAAAAATTTAGGCAATAACGCACTAGCTATACCTGCAATTTTTGTTTCTGAAGTCAATTTTTTGTTTAAATTATTATTTTTTATAAATTCATTAAATTCTTTGTTTACTGGTAATGAGTTGTCTACTCTAAAATAAATTCCTATGCTATCATTAAACGTTTTCTCTGAATAATTTTTTAGTAAATTTAGTATTCTTAATGAGGATACTACATCGTGTTTATCGAATACGAACAAGCAAGGAAATCTATTCAAACTGCTAAAAGATTCTAAAATTTCTTCTAATGTATAATTTGTTTCATCAATCCAAATATTTGTTTTTGATCTATTCGCAATTTTAAATTTGAGAGAATTTTCTACCTTTTTTGACGAAAAAGAATATTGATACTTAATTCGCCTATCCAATAAAATTAAATCTTTATCAGACTCATTAATAATTTCATCTGTTACTTGAGATAAAATTTTATTATTATGTGGATTATGTATGTCTAAATAGTTAGAATTATTTTTTACTAATTCAGTAATTTTTTTATATAAATTTTTAACATCATCGCTAACAATAAAATCTTCCTTTGAAAAGAAATCAACAACAGTTATTAGATTAAATTCGTTGCATAAAATTTTATAAAGTGTCGGAGAAATATTGATTGTGTTTCCTGATACAACTTTTTTTAATTTATTAATTTTATCTTTAAACGACTTATCATGAGTCGATTCTACTATTAAATACTTAAAATCCAAGTCTGAAAAATATATTCTTTTAGTAGGAATTATCTCTCTAAAATCTTTACTCCACAAAGGATTTTCAATTAATGATACTTCTTCTGCGTTCATAATCTTTAAGTTTTCTTTGTTTGATGACAATATATTGATTAACAGATTTGCTTGTTTTTTGGTCAAAAATATGTCCCTTTTTAACTGATGTGATAAACTTAATAGAATCTTCTTTTCTTTTTTTGGGAAAGAGTCGTTGTCTTGAAATGACAATGTTTCGGTAAGAGTAATCAGTAAAGCATCAGTAGTTAACATTTTATAAATTATAAACAAATTTTACACGAATGTCAAATATTAGACAAGAAAATTCTCTTTAATGGTATTCCCTGAGCAATTTCATCGAGAGTCCATTCGGTATGACAAAACTTTTCAAACCACAACTCTCTCTTAGGTCTGATTGGACTATCTATTGTTGAAAAATCTGTGTTACCTACAGGTGCTGCTAAACTTTCATTACCTACAAATGCTGGGACACCATTAATTATACTTAAAATTCCGGTATTTGAGCTAGGATTTACTACGGCCCAAGCATTTTTTAAATCTTCATCGAAGTCGAAATCATCATAAGTATTCGATATATGTTTTGGTATTCTAATTTTTACATCTTTGTATTTAAAATTTGCTGCCCAGGACCAATCGCGAGGGTGGGGCCTGAATACGATAGGTTTATCAGAGTAAGATTTTATGGAATCTATAGTTGATTTTAACCAGAGGACAGGGTCGGCTCGATGTACCCATTGTTCGCTTTTAGTATGCTGTCCACATATCAAAATATTATAGCCACTATACTGCCAAGGCTTTAATTCAATACCTAATGCTTTTGATCTTTCTGGTATAAGATTAGTTTCGTTAGCAAAAAAACCTAAATTATTAACATGATTAAGGCCTACTCTCCATGTTTCTCCTCTCTTAATACATCCTATCTCTAACACCAATAGTTTTTTTCTCTGCTGATGAGCATGTTCCCATATGGGTCTATTTTGTAACATTCTTCCATGCCATAAGACTGACCATATTACTAGTATATCGGCTGACATATCGTGTTCTACTAAGTCGAACCCTAAATTTTTTGCACCTTTTTCGAGAGCAGCAAATACAGGTCGAGAGTTTTGAGCACCAAATCGAGGAAAAATTGACAGTTTCATATAGTTGATAAGTAATGTATGTATTTAACGGAGTAACAATGCCAAAGTATGCAGTCGTAACAACTTTTCATGCCAAAGGTTATGAGCAATATGCTCAAAAGTTCATAAAAACTTTCTTAAAAACATGGCCTCAGTCGGTTGTTTTATATGTGTACACCGAAGATTGCGAGATTGCCGAGACCGGTGTTAACTTAATTGTAAGAGATTTACATTCAGCTAGTCAACCTTTAGTGGATTTTAAAAATAAGTGGAAAAATGTCCCTAAAGCCAATGGTGATGTTAGTCAAGACCCAGTTAGAAGCAAAAGAAGAGATGCCGGAAAAGGTTTCAAATGGGATGCGGTAAGATTTAGTCACAAAGTTTACAGTATTTTTCATTGTGCAGCTAATTGCGATGCAGATATTTTAATTTGGATGGATGCAGACATGATTTGTCATAGTCCCGTTGACGAAAATGTGTTAAATTCTCTAATTCCTGAAGAAAACGATCTTTGCTTTTTAGGAAGGGAAGGAAAATTTAGTGAATGTGGTTTGTATTCGTTAAATCTTCATAAGAAACAGACAAAAAGATTTTTAAAAAGGTTTCAAGAGTATTATGATAAAGCCGAAAACGGTATTTTTACCTTAGACGAGTGGCACGACAGTTTTGTGTTCGACGCTGTAAGGAAAGATGTTCCTTTAAACTCGTTAGATTGGTCAAAAAATCTTATTAAAGGAGAAGGTCACCCTTTAATCAATAGTGCTTGGGGTGCATACCTCGATCATCTTAAAGGAGCACGTAAAAAAACCGGTAAAAGTATGCCTACGGACCTTGTAGTTAAAAGAAACGAAAAATATTGGACAAATTAAATGGGATTAAAAGAATATCACGGGTTTTATTTTCCGGCTTACGACGATCATTTTCCAAAGATGCTGGATAAAAGCTTAAAGAAAGATAATGTGTTACGATATCAGTGGCGAGCTAGAGATGCTGCTGTAAAAATTTGTGAAAAAAGAAGATATTGTATAGATATTGGTGCGAACGTAGGATTGTGGGCTTGCGATTTAGTAAAAGAATTTAATCATGTCATTGCGTTTGAACCAGTGCGTGATTTTAGAAAATGTTTTGTGAAAAATGTTAAATTAAAAAATTATACGCTATATGATAACGCATTAGGCAAAGAAGAAACATTAATTAACATGAATATTGTTGCAGGTAATACAGGACACAGTCATGTTGATCTAACTTCTTATGGAAAAGGTGAAATATCTATGAAAACTTTAGACAGTTTTAATTTCAAAGATATAGATATGATTAAGATTGACGTCGAAGGATTTGAAGAACAAATATTACTGGGTGCGCAACAAACAATAGAAAATAA